TACAACTACGACACTAGACTAATACTGTATTAGTGTCAAGGTAATAATGCGTGTTGATAACAAAAGGCTTAGGAAAGTTATTCACAGGAAATCCACAGCCTACTTGTTTGCCTTTTTGACAATCCGCACAGACTGGATCGCCCACTTTGCCAACAGGCCATATTCCGGGAGTATAGTGAAGGAATGAGCGAAACGGTCAAGCTGAGTACGCTTATCCCGGACGGGAAGAATAGCAACCTCAGTCTATAATTGGGATACAGGTGACTATGTCAGAAGAGCTTCAGGGCCAACGAAGGTCAGTCGGTAGACCGACAGAATACCGCACTGAATACATTGCTCGCGCCAAAGAAATGTGCGCTGGCGGTGCAACCGATATGGAACTTGCTGATGAGTTTGACGTTAGCATCCAAACTCTCTATAACTGGCGTGCTAAATATCCTGAATTTCTTGAGGCCATAAAGACGAACAAACCCATTGCAGATGAACGGGTTGAGCGTTCTCTGTTTGAACGCGCAACTGGTTATGAACGCGATTCAGTAAAGATATTCTGCGATAAAGACGGGCGAGTAACGGAAGTCCCATTTCGTGAGTATGTTCCACCTGACTCCACGGCAATGATTTTCTGGCTCAAAAACCGCAAGCCGAAGGAATGGCGTGATAAGGCAGAGTTAAACCTGACGGGCGATCCTCTCTCGGAATTGCTAAAGGAGTTCAAGCGCGAATACGATGAAATCCCGAAGGCGGACGCGCCAGATGCCAATTCTTAATTATGGCCCTCGCCTTAAACGTTTTGCCTATGGTCCCATAGAGCTAGACTGTCGCATCAATATTCTCGAAGGCTCCGTGCGTAGTGGAAAAACATGGTCGCTTCATCCCAAGATTCTACAGGCGTGCCGCTATCCTATCGCTGGCTGGCGCGTGCTGACTGGGGTATCGAAGCAAACCATCTTCAATAACGTCCTGAATGACCTGTTTAATATCGTTGGCCCATCGAACTACACCTATAATCACCAGTCCGGGCTGCTCACTCTGTGCGGGTCTAGCTGGCTGGTGATGGGTGCAAAGGACGAGGGCAGCGAGAAGTATGTGCGTGGGCTGACAGTGGGAATAGCGGTGGGAGATGAAATCTCGCTCATGCCGCAAGAGTTCTTTCAGATGCTGCTCACCCGTATGTCTCCCGAAGGAGCACGGATGTACGGCACAACCAACCCTGGACCTCCGAGCCATTGGCTAAAGACTGAATTCCTCGATAATCCAAACCTGCGATCCATGGGTCTGCTATGGTCTGGGCATTACACGATGGAGGACAACCCAAATCTCAGTGCGGAATTCATCGAAGCACAAAAGAATATGTATACCGGGGTGTTCTATCAGCGATACATTCTCGGCCAATGGGTGACGGCGGAATCCTCAATCTATCGTGACGTGCTCGGCCCACAATGCAAATACGATGATTCCAGCCGTCCAATCGCTCTGCTCACCAGCCCGGCAGAGAGATACGTGTTTGTGGACTATGGAACTATCAACCCCTGCGTATTCTTAGACGTGTATGGGGATGGCAAGACGCTGTGGCAGGAACGGGAATACTACTGGGATAGCGAGAAGCAGCGGCGGCAAAAGACAGATGCGGAGTACGGCGACGACTTCGATGCGTTCGTTGGCCGGGAACATCGTGGCCTGGTAGTGATTGTTGACCCGTCAGCGGCCAGCTTCAAGCTTGAACTGGTCAGACGAGGCTATCAGGTCAAGAACGGCGATAACGAAGTCCTAGAGGGCATCCGGCGCGTATCGTCTGCGCTCAAGATGGGGATGTACAAGATTCACGAGCGCAACTGCCCCATGACGCTGAAAGAGCATGAGGGCTATGCCTGGGATGATAAGAAGGCCGACAAGGGAAAAGAGGAGCCGATCAAGGATCACGACCATACGTGCGACGCCGCCCGTGTGGGAATTTGCAGGGCTATTCCTAAGTGGCGGTTGGGATGATGTGCGTATTTCTATGCGTATCCCAATACTAATGCTGGTGTAAGATAATTCCATGAGCGACAAACTACAGGCGGCGAAGGCGCGGGCGGCGGCAAGGCTGAGACTCCCGGCAGTGAATCAGGCGGCGGGTATTGGTGACGTTTACGCGAACCCCGCTGCGAACGTAGGATGGGGCAGTACCAGCCTAGCCAACGGTGGACGGCACATCCCCTTCCGTATCTCGCTTGATTACCAGAAGCTCGTTTTCATGTATCGCGGCTCATGGGTGATTCGGTCTATCGTGGATACAAAGCCCCAGGACCAGCTAAAAGCCTTTCCGTCCATTGTCAGTCAGGTCACACCAGAACAGATTGCAGACTTCGACAAAGTAGTTGCTTCAACCGCAACTCTACAGAAATACATAGAAGCTCGGAAGTGGGGGCGTCTATTCGGGGGGGCGCTCGGTATCATCATTCTCAAGGGACATAACGATCTCTCACAGCCCCTTGCATTAGAAGATGTGGATGTGGACAGCTACAAAGGGCTGCTCGTAGTTGACCGCTGGTCTGGTATGTCACCTAGCTCGGAACTGGTCAGAGACTTAGACAACCCCGCCGAATACGGATACCCGGTGTACTACGATGTTTACACTGAGACGGGAGATCGGTTGCGCGTCCATCATTCCCGCTGTTTGCGCTTTGTTGGCCGCGACCTTCCCTTGTTTGAGAAGCAGATTGAAACCTACTGGGGCATGAGCGAAATCGAATGTGTCTTGGATGAGCTGAACCGCTACGACTACGGCATGGCGGCGGTTTCAGACTTGATTTCAAGGGCGAACGTCTTTGCCATGCAGAATCCTATGCTGGCGCAGATGCTCTCCGGTGTTGGACTGACAGAACAGCAATTGAAAGATTATCTAGTACGCACGGCAGCGGTATCGGAGAACATCAGCACGAATGGGCTGTTGATTCTAGGAGAGGATGAGCAGCTATTCACTCATCAGGCTTCGTTCTCTGGCTTGTCTGAAGTCATGCGAATGCAGATTATGTGCCTCTGCGGAGCCAGCGGCTATCCGGTTTCAAGGCTCTTCGGAGAGACGCAATCGGGGCTGTCAAGTTCCAACGAAGGCGATTTGCAAGCGTACTACGATAACGCAGACCAAGAGCGTCAGCAGCGAGAACGTCCTTTGATGGATAAGCTAATCCCAATTATCTGTATGAGCACTTGGGGCATGGTGCCGGATGATCTGGATTACAACTTCGCGCCGATGCGGACGATGAACGCGAAGGAAAAGGCAGAGCTTGCCAAAAGCCAGTCTGATGCGATTCGCGGATACTTTACCGATGGGATTATTGGCCGTCAGACTACGTTGCGCGAAATCCAGACCGCCTCGAAGATTACCGAGATTGGCACGAACGTGACCGACGAAATGATTGAGGCGGCGGACGATGATGTTCAGGTACCTTTGCAGATTGAGGCAGAGGAGGCCCGCGCCGGGTCTGAGGAGTTTTCAGAGGGTAAAACGGGGACAGAAGCGAAGAAAGCCGAGGGCGGCAAGGGGTCTAAATAATGCCAGACTTCCATCGGCCAATGCGTATCGAGCTTGAATACCGCCGCGCCCTTAATGCCCTCATGCAGTCTTGGCTCAAGATGGTTCCTGCTGGGTCAGACCTTGAGGCCATATTCGCCTTTCTGAACAACGGCGGCGGTGAACGTGTCATGCAAGCCTCAGACCGTCTGGCACGGGGCATGGTGACGGCTACGGCGATCCAGAACGCGGTATCGTGGCGTGATGCGGCTCGGAAGTCTACGCAGGGCGCAAGAATCTATGATCTGCTCAAACGTGAGATGGCGGGCCCGGTTGGGGCGCAGATGCGCGAACTGGTCAGTCAGCACGCTGCTCTGATTAGAACCGTTCCGCAGGACATAGCCCAGGACATAGCTTCGCAGATTGCCACACGCCAGATGCGCGGGGAACGGGCGGAGACTATCGCAAAGGATATTCGGCGGCGTATTCCTGAGATAACCAAGAGCCGGGTAGCAATGCTGGCCAGGACTGAGGTATCCAGCACGGCAACATCTATTAGCGAGGCACGGGCCGCGCACCTGTCACTTCC